AAGCCGAGGCCGGGGCTCACACCGCCAGCGCCGAATGGGCCGGCACTGCCTGGGGAGAATCCACCAGCAGCACCAGATACCCCGCGCAGCACATTGAAGATGGTCTGCAGCGCGATCAACGTCATTTGCTTGGCGATGATCTCTGCGGCCATCTGCGCGAATCCTTGGGCCACGTCTTGGAAAAATCCGGCCAGCACCTGCCGGGCGCTCGCTGCGCCGCTGATCAGGTCGCGGAACGCATTGCCGAACGCCCCACCGATCGTCTCGGCAGACTTGCCCGCCAGGGTGGCGATGCTGGTCATTTCGGCTAGGTCGTCTTTCAGGGTGGCGATCTGGGCCTCGATCGCCATGCCCTGGGTCTGGAACGCAGGGGCCTCGGCGGCCTGGCTGGTCAGCTGCTGCATCATGCGCACCCGTTCGGCCATCAGGTCATTGATGTCCTGTTCGGCCTTGACCTGGGCGTTCTTCAGGGCGTGCTGTTTTTCCGATTCGATCCGCGCCAGCTGTTGCTCAGCGTTGTAATCGATGCCCAGCTCGACCAGCTGTTTCTCCAGCTCCTGAAACTCTCTCTTGGCCTGAATCGCCCTGTCATTGATCTCCAGCTGCTCGAAGGCGTACTCCAGCCGGCGGCGATCAAGATCAGTCGCCGCACCCAGTAGCTCGCTTTCCTGGTTGAGCTTGACGACAGCCTGGGTCCTGGCCTCGATGAACTTTTCAAGCTCGGTGGTGGTGGCTTGTTGGCGTTCGCGGAGTTGTTCGGCGGCTTGCGTCTGCTGATCCAGATACCCAGTCAGCGACCCGGTATCACCAAGCTCCGACAGCAGCTGCGATGTGATCTGGGGATTGCGGCCGGGATCGCTGCGGCCGGGGCCGTGGAAGAAGTTCTGATCCGGCGCCCGCAGGAAGTCCACGCCGCGCACCATGTTGCGCTGCTCACTGATCCCCTTGAAGTACAGCCGGCTGTCCACGTCCTGAATGGACTGGGCCAGCATCTGGGGATTCATCAGTTCAGCCTTGACCTGCTCAAACCGGGCCCTGCCGTACAGGTTCGGGTTGGTTACCTGCGCCCGGCTGCGCCCGAAGTTCGGGGCGTACTGGCCCGGCTGCGTCACCACGTCCACCAGGTTGGATGGATACTGCGGCGACCTGGAGCGGGCCAGGATGTTGGCGAACACGTCCGTGCGACCGCGAGGGTCCAGCCCGCCGTACTCACCGATTGCGGTGTTCACTGCTGCGGTGATCTCGGCATCGGTCAGCCGGAGCAGTTCCTTGACGCCCTTGGTGACTTCGGCGGCTGCGGCTCGGCCGTTGGTACCGGAACCGGTCGAGCTGGGCGCTGTTCCGGCGGATCCGCTTAGCGGCGGCAGGGTGGGTGCTGATGGGGCGCCGGGCAACGTAGCAGGCGCAGCAGCTCTGGCTCTCTGCCTGGCCAGTTCATAATCTGCACGCTGCTGTTCAATGTTGCGCTGACGCATCTCGGCCATCATGCCTTGCTGTGTTAATGGGTTTAGCCCCATTGCCCGCACTGCTGTGTCAGCGTTTCGCGCATACTGAGCCTCCCTGTCTCTCGCTCCTCCGGTATTATTCGCTTCGTCAATCAACCGCTGAATCTCGCTGACTACAGCGGTCGCTTGCGTTAATGCCCACTTGAAAACAGGCTCTAGCGTCTTGCCGATTGTTTGCGCCAAAACCTGCACAGAATCGGTCAGGGTAGACATTCGACCCCTTAGGGTGTCGCTTTGTGCAATAGCCCCATTGGCGTACTTTCCGCCAGTGTCGGTCAGCTTGCGCAATGCGTACTCAACAGCTTCAGCGCTGATTTGCCCCTTTTCAAGCGCTTTTTGAAACTCAATGCCTGTTAATCCATACTCTTTACGCAAAACCTGCTGTAGCGCAACGCCACGCTCTTGAAACTGGAGCAGTTCTTCGCCCTGCAGTCTGCCCTTTGCTTGAACCTGGCCATAGGCGGTGGCTAGGCCGCCAAGCTCCGCACCAGTGGCGCCGCTGACATCGGCTAGGCGCCTAGTAATGTCAACGACCTTTTCTGTTTCGACGCCAAAAGCCTGAAGGCGCTTTGCCGTGTCAATCAGCTCTGTGCTGGTGAACGGAGTAACCGCGCCAAGCTGCTGCAGCTGCTGAACGATGTCCTTTGCTCGCTCGGCGCTGCCTGTCAGCACCTCCAGGCTTCTGGTTTGCGATTCCAGCTCGGCTGCGTTGCCAAATACGAATCTGACAGCCTCAATTCCTGCGTAGGCCGCAATCAGGCGACCGGCAGCGGCTGCCATGCCGGCGATCCTTGTATTGGTCTGGCTTGCTGTCCCGTCCAGCCCCCGCAGCTTCCCTTCGAGCTTCTGGATCTCGGCGCCGTACCGCTGAAACTCCCGGCTACCGATCTTGGCCTGCTCCTGCAGCCCACGGAATGCGCCGATGCTGCTGCGGATCCCGGCGATCGTGCTGTCATTGGCGCGGGCGAACTGGAACGTCGCTGCACGCAGCGTGCTCATCTCGCGGGCCGTGGTCTGGCTGCCCTTTGCCAGATCCTGCAGGGACTTCTTCACCCGGTCGATATTCCCGCCGCCCTTCACCTCGGCCGACAGCCGGATAGCGGTATCCAGGCTCATCCGGGCCATGTGTTATCCGATCGCCAGTCCTAGGGTCAGGCTATGGAGGGCGGGCAGAGGAGTGCCCCGGTGGTGGCCGGGGCGAGTGGGGTTAGGAGTCGCCTACAGTTTGACAGTAAACCAGCCGACCGTAATCAGTTAAAGAATAGCCTTCCACTGTCACCGGAAAAGAGCCTCCTAGCCTGATGCACACTTTTTCTATCATTCCTTCTGCAACCAACGCATCGGCGCAGGCCGCCTTGGCCTGAATGATAGGTAATTGCGATTTGCTAACCGCTGCTTCAATTTCAGCCGAAAAAGCTTTTTCTAGCAGCTTCATTTGCTGAGATGTCATGGCTAGTCTTCCTCCGATTCGGCAATCCGGCTGCTGAGTTCGCAAAGGTCGTTTACCTCTTGCCGGTCCTGTTCTATCCGAGCCTGTAGCAGCCTCAGGCGAGGCTCAATGTCTTGCCGCAGTCGCACCAAGCCATCCCAGTCAGGAGAGGCGCTGTCGCACTGGTCTTGCAAGCGTTTTAGGGCCTTTGCGTGGGATCTGTTGAACGCCTCTGTTTTGTGAAAGAAAAGCGCACACATAGCAGCAACACCTAGCGAGCACAGTATTAATCCAGCTCGCGGCGTGGCCCTGATAACAGCTACGCTAGAAATAAAAGCAAACAAGAAAGTACAGTAAAACACTAGATAGTGCCTATCAATAAAATCATACAGCTTGTCTTTCATTGGTTTTCCTCGGGTGGAATAGTAGATTTGCCCAGCACGAACGGTGTCAGCCATTCGATTACGCCTTTTTGGCATAGGGCCTCGAAGAACTCTGGGTTGTTTTCGATGGAAGATTCGAGTTCTGGGGTGCAGAACACGACTCCGGTCTTGCCTTTCACATACGCTTCGGCGCCAATTTTGACCATTTCTGTTCCTACCTCAAGAGCATGGGTCCAGCCCTCTAAGTTTGCCAGTGCTGCAGCCCGCTCCAAGTCTTTCTTGCATTCATCAGAAAGACCAACTTTATGCGGAAACTTATCTTCAGCCATCACTTCCCTCCGACGGCACAGCCCAGGTGCCACGCGCAGAACGCTTGAATCCCCGGCGCTCTGCAATCTTGTCGTGGGCCTTGAAAAACCGCCGACGCCAGAGCGGCTTGCCGTCGCAGTCCAGGGCAACGTCAACGCTGCCGAGAGGTAGCAACGGGCGGCAGTGATCGCAGAACTCCTCAGTTTTGTAAGAAGCGCGGCCCTTTGTAAAGCCCGAGAATTCCAGGTAGATCGCGTCAACTAGGGCGTGATAGGGAATTTTGCGATCCGTAACCGGCACAGCTGGTGCAGCCGGCTCGGGCGCCTGCAGCGCCTCCACCTTGAGTTTAATGGCAGCAGTGAGCATCTCCAGCGCGGCCAGGTCGGCCGCTAGGGAGTCGAGAAGATGGGTTGTCATGGCGAGTGGTTGGAACGGCGCACGGCTGGCGCACCTGCCCCACACCCTACCGCACCGGAACCCATTTCGCACCCCTCACCCCCGCGCCGCCCCCAGATACTCCCGCTCCAGCAGCCGCAGATCCTCCAGCAGCCACACCCGGTCGGAGCGCTTCACGCCCTCATCCTTGGCGCATTGGATGAACACCCCGTAATCGAGGCCTACGGGGCCATTCATCCCCACCCGCCACTGGGTCTGCATCTTCAGGAACCACGCCAGCGCTTCGCAGTTTTCCGGCAGGATCCCGAACGTCTCGGGCCGCTGCTCTGCCTCGGGCACCGCCAGGCCGAACACGGCAGCAGCGTCGGCCGCATCCTTGCCGTCGTCAGCATCACCTTTCGCGGCGCCAGCGAGGAACAGCGCCGCGTCTACGAGTTTTTTGCGCGGAACCCTCCTTGCTTGGCGGCGGACTTGGCAGGCTCGCCGGCGGCGCTGGGCTTGCCGATACTGGCGACCCAGGCATTGAAGATCGCCGACGCAGCGCCCTGCATCCGCAGCATCTTGGCCTTGGCAGCATCGGTGAACTCGACAGGCTCGCCAGCCTCGTCCACCACCTCTTCACCCCAGCCGCAGAGCACCTCGGCGGCCAGATCCTCATAGGTGCACGGCAGCGGCTCAGTGAGCACCTCCAGGTCATTGCTGCCCCGGTAGCTCTGCAGCGCCTCGTAGCGCTTGATGGTGGCCACGATCAGCGCATTGTGCTGCTCGTTGAGATCGTCGCAATCCTCCTGGTCCAGCACCCGGAAATGGGCGGTGAAGGTGTAGGCCTTCTTTAGGCCCGCCTTCACCGGCAGATCAACCGATACCGGCCACTCGATGTGGTCCGGCTCGTAGAGATGGAACATGGCGAATCAGAAGAAAACGAGGCGGGTTTCGTCGTTGCCGGCTGCGGATTTGGGCAGCGCGGTAAATGGGATCTGCAGCATGCTGACCCCGTCAGAATCAGGGAACGAGAGGTCGCCGCTGATCGCCGCTCGGGGGCAGAAGAAGATGGAGCTTTCGGTAGCCGTCGTGCCCTGCTGCACAACGAACGGGCCATCGCTGGCGCCGCTGTTGTCAGCTGCAGCGGTGAAGAAGTTCTTCGTCGCCACAGGCGGGTTCTCGATCGTGATTGTGCCGTTCGGGTTGGGGCGGTCGGTGATGCGGGCGTGAGGTTCGCAGCCGATCAGCGAGCGGAACACGGTTGACACGCCCCAGTCGAAGGTGAAGCCTTCGGAGCAGGGATCGAAGCCTTGGAACCGGATTGCCTTGGTGTGGGTCGGGGTGACGGGCACCGGCTCGGCTTGGTTGCTGTAGACGAATCCTTCAGCGCTCTTTGCGGTGGGGGTGGTGTAGCGGCCGACGCCGGTGATGGTGAAGGTGCCGTAACCGTTCAGGGTGCTGTTGAGGGCCGGGCTGCCACGGAATCCTTCGATCCGGTGAACGTTGACGCCGTCCTTGACCGCCACGATGGTGCAGCTGCTGCCGTTGCCAAAGGTGCTGATCGGCTGCAGCAGGGACAGCGCGGGGATTTTATAGCCCACTGCGCCGCCGGTGAACGATGCGGCGGAAGGAACCACCGTCACCTGCCGGCTGGCCCCGTCGTGCGCCACGATCACGCCCTTGTGGCCCGTGTTGGCGCCGCTGGTGATCTCGATTGGCAGCCCCAGGTAGGCGTCGCTTGCGGGGTTGCTGCCGCCCAGGTCCGCCAGGGTGAGGGTGTTGGCGCCGCCTGCGGTGGCTGTGCCGGTCAGCTCGGCGAATGCCGAGACGTTCATCCCGGCTGCCTGCAGCAGTGGCGTAAACCGAGGGGCGGTGGCGGCGACGCCAGAGCCGCCCCACTCGAATGTCACCGTGACGGCGACGTGCTCATTGGTCAGCGGCTGGCGGTCGGCGCCGAGGAAGCCCTTGATCAGGGCCCGCTCTACGCGAGTACCGGTGATCGGGTTGATCTCCAGCGACACGATCTTCACCGCGTCGGTGTTGGCGATCGAGCTGGCCAGGGTGCCGTAACTGGTTTCGGCCTTCACCAGCGCGAACGTGTTACGAATCAGGAGTGCCATCAGTCTTTCGCCTTGCTGGGTTGAGCGGGCTTGGCGGGCTCAGGCTTGGGCGCCTCAGCAGCGGGCACCATCTGGCCGCTGGGGAGCATCACGTACTCGCCAGACAGGCCGTGGTGCTCATAGTGTTGGTCGGCCGCCATGGTTGGGGGTGAGCTTCCGTAAGATCAGCCTATGGAGCCGCGTTGATCGCGTCGTCGCGGGTCCGGTAGCGGATCAGGAAACGGTGCTGCATCCAGCCGGCAGTGGCGTCGGCCTGTTCGTACTCCGGCCGCCAGCCATCGGGCTGCACGTCATGGGCCAGGCCGCCAAGGGTGCGATCGCTCATCATGCGGGCGTGCACGTCTACGCCGATAGGGTCGGCCAGCTGGTCGGGTTC